CAATTCCAGTATTTTTTGACCCAATATCAGGGAAGATTCTAAAAAGTACTATTCCTGTAGAATTGAGAGAAGAATACGAATCAAATTCAATTGATGGTTAAGAAGGAAGTAAAAAAACTTATTTCAGTGGTTGGAGGAGATTACAGTTAAAAAATCTCCTCCTTCCCACTTCACAGATGATTCTTGGTCTAGTTTTAACCCATTCCTAATTCATCGTTACATTAGCATGAATGAAGGTTATATTGAGGTAGCAAATCTACTTCAAAAAATGGATCCTACAAATAAAGTAGCTATATATTTAGCTTATTCCCAATCACTGCCAAAGAAAAAACTCTGGTTAAAATATATTAAAAATCAAAGTAAAAACACACTTAAAGAAACCCCAAAGTTGATATCAAAATATTTTGAATGTTCTATTAGTGAGGCTAAAGATTATATTAAGATTTTACCTAAAGATAAAATTAAAACTATATTTGAGAGTATGGGGTTAGATGGGAAGGAATTAAAAAAATTAATTAAAGAAATATGAGAATTACCATATATACTAATCTACTAGATTTACATAAAATAGCCAAAGAGGAATATGAGGGGGTACAATGGTCTATGTTTAATAACAGACAAATAATAGGGGGTGTTCCTAATGTTGAGATTCATATAAGCTATGAAACCTACAATAGACTCAAAGATACCACTTCAGAAACAAAAAATTTAATACAAGGATAAAAATGAGAGAAAATAAACACACTAAACAACTACGAGAAGAATATCCAACAATATATGAAGGATACACCCAAATAGTTTCAGAACAACTAGAATTATTTAGTAAAAAACATATAGACTATGGTATGTCTAATATTAGTGCAGGTACACAACTTCAAAATGATGATGAAAAAGAATTTGCATTGACTGGGTTGTGGTATAGAATTAATGATAAAGTTAATAGATGGAAAAATCTACTTATTACTAAGGGAGAAGCCAACAACGAACCTCTAACAGATACCTACCAAGACCTCACTAATTATGGGATTATAGCACAACTAGTTGAGAGAGATATGTGGAAGAAATAGCGCAATAGATTTGGAGAAGCCAAAAATTGTTCGTATATTTACGGGTAAATGAGGCGCGAAGCCAAGTTAATTATTAAAAATTAAAAAATAAAGGTTATGATGGATTACGATTTATATGAAGCTCAACAAGAGTACAATCATTTTGAAATGTTGGTAAATACCAAAGAGTATGTTACCAAAGATGAGTTTAATTTCATCGTTAAGTATGACAAAACTGAAAAAAATAACTTCAGTTATGTTGATAATTACTTAGGTGATTATTTAAATTTAAACGTTTATAGTGAACATGATCACGAAAAGCGTCAATACGAAATGGAAAGATGGTAAACTTAAAATCACTTATATTTGGGTTGCTGTTATTTACAGCAGCTCATATTGTTACTTGGTTCCAACTAAATGGTCAATTTTTTAGTAGTTGGTTTAAAAATAATAATTTTATATTAGTATTATTTGGAATTCCAATCTCTTATGCTTTTATTTTTGCTACCAAATATATAGTGGAAGCATTTGATGGCTTATTGTGGCCTGGTAGATTTGTTGGTTTCTCAGTTGGGATAATCACATTTGCATTCCTAACAAACCAATTTATGGGGGAAGGAATAAACACAAAAACACTTGTAAGTTTAATATTAGCTCTCCTGTTAGTATCAGTTCAAATGTTTTGGAAATAAGAAAATAATGAAGAAAAAAATACCTGAAATCGTATCCCAAATTAGAGAATATAAACTTGAAGAGATAAATTATGGGTATCAAAAAAATATCTCATTTTCACAACTATCTATGTTTACTCAATGTCCCCACAGATGGGCATTACAGTATAAGGATGGGGAGAAGAGATTTACTTCTTCAATTCATACTGTTTTTGGAACAGCACTTCATGAGGTAATTCAACATTATTTAGATGTGATGTATGAGAAGAGTGGGGCTGCTGCTGATAAGGAAGATATTGTTGATATGTTTGAAGAAACATTAAGGGAAGAATACAAAACCCAATATAAAAAGAATAATAACCAACATTTCAGTTCCTCAGAAGAAATAAATGAATTCTATCAAGATGGTCTTAAAATTCTAGATTACTTCAAGAAGAAAAAATCGGCGTATTTTTCCAAGAAAGGGTGGTATTTAGTGGGGTGTGAAATCCCTATTAGTGTAGTGCCAAATAAACGCTATCCTAACGTAATATATCAAGGATTCCTTGATGTTGTTATGTACCATGAGCCAACAAATACGTTTAAGATAATAGACATCAAAACCAGCACTAGGGGGTGGAATGATAAAACAAAAAAGGATGAAATCAAACAATTCCAATTAATCCTATACAAACAATACTTCTCAGAACAATTTAACATCCCAAAAGAGTCCATCACCATTGAATTCTTTATTGTTAAGAGAAAAATATGGGAAGATTCAGAATACCCAATTAAAAGAATCCAAATTTTTGACCCTCCATCAGGAAAAAATAAAACAAGTAAAGCTTTAAAGGCAGTAGATAATTTTATTAATGAAGCCTTTGATAATAATGGGATGAAGGAAAAGAATTATAAACCAAATGGTTCAAAGTGGAATTGTACTTTTTGCCCTTATAAAAATGATAAAAATTTATGTGGTGAGGGTGTACATTCCTAGTAACCTATACATATGTATTGATATACAAATAAAATAAAAATATAATAAAAAATGAGTACAAACAAAACATTAACAAGTGTAAAAATCCAAGATGATTTATTTGAAGAATTTAAAGTTTCTTGTGTAAGACACAAATTCAGCTTCCAAAAACTATCAGACAGAGCAATCCACCTCTTTCTAACAGATGAGGAATTCAGAAAAAAAATTATGAGTCATAATAACCTAGAACTATAAATAACAAAAACCAAACCAATATGAAAAAAACAACACTAATAATACTAATCGCATTATCATTATTTGCTTGTCGAAAGACATCACCCACCTCAATTCCTGAAAATGCATTAGAGGTAACCGAATCAAACATGGCAGTGATTGCTAAAAGAACTGCAACATGGTGTTCAGCCTGTGGTAGTTATGGGTTTGAGAAATTTGACAGAATGAAGGATCAATATGGTGATCGAGCTGCTTATATGGCATGGAAAACATCATTCGTATCTCAAGAAGGTTCGAGATTATTTGATGCAGTTGGTCCACAATTTAACTTAGGAAATACAGTTCCAACATTCTTTTATAACTTTAATGTGGATGCTGTTGATTCTGCGATTATGGCACATATTAATCAAGATTATGTTATAGCAAACTCAAACTATGATATGGAAATAAATGGTGATAATATCAAACTAAGAACAACTACTAAATTCTTTACAGAAGTTCAGGGTCAGTATTACATAGCACCATATTTGATAGTTGATAATATAGTAGGAATGCAAACTGGACATGCTGATGGAGTAAACACTGTCCACAGTAAGTATGTTGCTGGAATAGCAACTCCAATAGCAACTGGAATTACTAAAGATTTTGGCTATCAAATCACTGCTAATGGTGCATCTAGAGGAGCTGTGATGAATTTAGATTTTGAAATTGAGAGAGACGTTACGTGGAAACGAAGAGATATCTCATTTGCATTAATCATATTTAAAAAAGAATCTTGGGGGTTACAATTTGTAAATGCCTTCACAAAATAGCAACTATACTTGGGTTCCCCAAAATAAGTTATTATATTAAGTAATATATAAAAGTTTTAAAAAATAAAAAGTTAATGGAAGAAAAAATAGGTTATATCCCTAAAGACGAAAGGAAAAAGATACTTCTCCTTACAGATGACATTCGAGTACACTCTGGGGTAGCACAAATCGGAAGGGAGATGGTAATAAACACCTCTCACAGGTATAATTGGGTTCAAATAGCAGGAGCCATCCAACACCCCGAAAAAGGAAAAAAATTAGATATTTCTAAAGATACTGATAAACAAGCAGGTATTGAAGATTCATCTGTTGTTTTGTATCCTACTGATGGTTATGGTAATCCTGATATTTTAAGACAAATTATTAAATCTGAAAAACCAGATGCTATTTTCCTAATTACTGATCCAAGATATTTTGATTGGGTGTTTAAAATGGAAAATGAAATTAGAAAACAAATCCCAATTGTATATTTAAATATTTGGGATTCCATCCCAGCACCTGCATATAATAGAGAATTTTATGAATCTTGTGATGCATTGTTTGGTATTTCAAAACAAACTGTAAATATTAATGAAGTTGTTTTAGATGAGGTAAAGGATCAAAAACTTATCAAATACGTTCCTCACGGTCTAAATTCTGATATTTTTAAACCTGTGGATGAGAGTAATGAAGATTTTCAAAAATTTAAAACTCAAATGTTAGGTGGAAAAGAATATGATTTTGTTTTATTTTTTAACTCAAGAAACATTAGAAGAAAATCAATCCCTGATACTATTCTAGCTTATAGGTTATTCTTGAATCAACTATCAAAAGAAAAAGCAGAGAAGTGTTTATTAATGTTACACACACAACCTGCAGACCAAAATGGAACAGATTTAATAGCCCTAATTGAATACCTATTCCCAGAAGATAGTGAAAGAATTATGTTCTCTACTCAAAAACTATCCTCAGAACAGATGAGTTGGTTATATAACATATCAGATGGTACTATATTACTAAGTTCAAATGAAGGGTGGGGATTATCATTAACAGAATCTTTATTAACTGGAACTCCTTTTATAGCAAATGTAACAGGTGGGATGCAAGATCAAATGAGATTTGTAGATGAAAATAATAATTGGTTTACCCCATCTCCCTTAGTACCTTCCAACCATAAAGGTACTTATAAAGAACATGGTGAGTGGGTATTACCTGTATTTCCAACTAACCTATCATTGGTAGGTTCTATCCCTACACCATACATTTATGATGAAAGATGTAGTGCAGAAGATGCATCCTATAAAATAAGAGAATTATATAGCATGGGAAGTGAAGAAAGGAAAAGAAGAGGAATGGAAGGTTATAAATGGGCTACAGGTAATGAAGCTGGTTTTACATCTGAAAAAATGTCTAATAGAATTATTGAAGGGATGGATGAATTATTTGATACTTGGAAACCAAGAGAAAAATTTGAATTCTTAACAGACTCAGATTATAAACCAAGAAAGTTAAACCACTCTTTATTATATTAAAATTAAAATAAGTTATAAACATGAATAAAAATACATTTGTAGTAAGCTGTCCAATTGACTGCTACGCAGGATATGGTTCAAGATCTAGGGATTATGTTAAATCTCTAATAGAATCAGATAAATATGACGTTAAAATCCTACCTCAAAGGTGGGGAACAACACCTCAAGGGTTTATTGAAGACCATATTGAAGAATGGGGATTTTTACAATCTCATATTATTCTAAATTTGACAGAACAACCTGATATTTGGTGCCAGGTAACAGTCCCAAATGAATTCCAACGAGTTGGAAAATATAACATTGGTTTAACTGCAGGGATCGAAACAACAATCTGTGCCCCACAATGGATTGAAGGGTGTAATAAAATGGATTTGATTTTAACCTCCTCAAAACATTCTAAAGGTGTATTTGAAACAACAGTATATCAAGCTAAAAATGAACAAACTGGTCAAGTCTCAGACCTAAAACTTACAACCCCAATTGAAGTATTAATTGAAGGAGCTGATTTAAATTTATATAAACCTTTAGATGTTAAAGAAATTACTTCTAAGGAATTATACCACAAAATAAAATCCATCCCAGAAACATTTGGGTTTTTATTCGTAGGACATTGGATGCAAGGTCAACTAGGTGAAGATAGAAAGAATGTTGGTTTAATGATTAAAGCATTTTACGAATTATTTAAAGATAAACAATCAAAACCTGCCCTAATCTTAAAAACTAGCTCTTCATCCTCTAGTTACTCTGATAGAAGGGAAATAATGAAAAGGATAGCTTCAATTAAAAAACTAGTACCATCAGAAGACCTCCCAACAGTGTATCTTTTACATGGAGAATTTTCAGATAAAGAGATGAATGAACTGTATAACCACCCTAAAATTAAGGCTATGGTTAGTCTAACTAAAGGGGAAGGATTTGGTAGACCACTATTAGAATTTAGTTTAACAGGGAAGCCTGTAATTGCCACTAATTGGTCAGGTCATATTGATTTCCTAAAACCAGAATTTACCCCATTAATGGGTGGTGACTTAAAAAATATCCACCCAACAGCTCAAGTTAAAGATATGCTTATTGAAGGATCACAATGGTTTAACGTTGCCCCTAGTGAAATTGGGAAGTATATGACTGATGTTTATAAAAACTACAAAAACTGGAAGGTAAAAGGTAAAAGACAAGCTTCATATAGTAAATCAAATTTCAGCTATTCTAAAATGAAAGACCAACTATCTGAAATATTAGATAAGAATGTTCCAAATTTACCTAAGAAAGCAGAATTAACATTACCAAAACTAACACTACCAAAACTAACACTACCAAAACTTAATAAAATAAACTAAAAATATGACTGATAATTTGATAACGTGTGAGAGGTGTTCTGGAGATGCCTGTTATGTAACAGAAATAAATGAAACAATAAAAAATTACCAATGTATGGGGTGTGGATTTTTATCTAACACCTTATACAAAAAGGGTGAAGAATTATTTGAAACTATGTTTGAAACCCTTCCTAATCTTTATAGAGAACTAATGGGTGAAGATGAGAGTGGTAAAATTTGGCTCCCCTCTACAGTAAACATCCCAGAAAAGGGAATGGTGTTTGCTAATGGTACAGGAATTGATAATTGGAAATGGGCAGCTGTAAAAGCAGTACCTGTTAAGGAAGATGAAAAAGAAAAATTCCCGATCCCAAACCAAAAAGGTAAATTTTATAAACGTAGAATGGATATGACTACTTTAGTAGAGTTTGAAGAGAAGAATTATATGGAAGCACTTGATTCGATAGGTGTTTTTAACAATGATTTGGAAGAACAAAAATAAGTTATTATATTCACGACATGGAATTAAAGATAACATACGGAATAACAGTAAAAAATGAGTTGGAGGAGATTAAAAAACTCCTCCCTTTTCTAATTAAAAATATAAGGGAAGAAGACGATATAGTAGTACTATGGGATTCAAGGGATGGTACAGATGAAATGGTAAATTTCCTTACATCTTTGGAGATGATATTGCTCTTTACCAAGATGAATTTCAAGGACACTTTGCGGATTGGAAAAATAAATTAACATCACATTGTTTTGGGGATTATATTTTCCAAATTGATGCTGATGAGTTACCGAATGAGATATTAATCCAACAATTACCTATTATTCTAAAATCCAACCCAGGTATTGATGTGGTATTAGTACCTAGAGAAAATTATGTAACGGGCTTAACAGATGGACATATAAAACAGTGGGGATGGCAAGTAGATAAACAAAACCGCATCAATTTCCCGGACTTACAATGGAGAATCTATCGAAATTCGTATTCCATTAAATGGGTTAACAAGGTACATGAGAAATTAGAGGGGTTTGATGTTTACACCAACTTACCACTAGAACCTGAGTTTAGTTTATTACATTTGAAGACTATAGAAAAACAAGAAAAACAAAATAATTACTACAATACACTTTAACATGGCAAACGGAATATATAAAGTAACAGATGAATTTGAAGAAGAATTAGCTAAGTATACAGGAGCAAAATATGTTGTAACTGTAGACAATATGAGTAATGCTTTATTCTTAGCTTTAATGTATGAGGGTGTAAAAGGAAAAGAGATCACTATTCCCGCTCGAACATATCCAAGCGTTCCTTGTGAAATAATACATGCAGGAGCTAAAGTTAAATTTACAAAACCAACAGAAAAAACACTCACTGGGGCTTATCAATTAGAACCAACCCGAGTATATGATTCAGCTTTAAGATTTACAGCAGATATGTACATACCAGATACCCATATGTGTGTTTCATTTACTGGACCCTATAAACATTTTAAGTTGAGTAAAGGTGGAGCTATATTAACTGATAATTATGAGGCTTATTTATGGTTTAGACGAGCAAGGTATAGTGGTAGGAGAGAATGTTCTTATCATGATGATAACTTAGATATGATAGGTTGGAATTTCTATATGATGCCTGAGTTAGCAGCTAGGGGGTTATTATTGGTGGGCCAGTTTTATAATATGGATGGAACTAAAAAACACCAACAAGACTTAACACTACCATACCCAGACTTAAGCAAATTCAAAATATATACAAAAGCAAATAGATAATGGATAATATAATCTTAATTGGTGGGGGCAACCAGGCACATTATACCATTGATATCATCAATAGGGTAGGAAAATATAATATTGTAGGTATAGTAGATTCAACCCACCCAACCGGAACTGAAAGGTTTGGATATAAAGTAATAGGACGGCAAGAAGATTTACAATCTCTAATTGGGCAATATAATATACAAGGGGGGGTAATTTCCATTGGAGATAACTGGATACGATATCACATTTATAATCAAATATTAGAATTAGTTCCTGATTTTAAATTTGTAAATGCAATCCACCCATCTGTAATCATTGGGGACAATGTTAAATTAGGAAATGGAATTATTGCCATGGCTGGAGTTATATTTAATCCAAAATCACAAATAGGGAATTTAACGTTCTTTGCCACTGGGGCTCAGATCGAACATGATTGCATTATTGATGATTTTGCAAGCATATCAGCTGGATCTACTTTAGGTGGCCATGTCCACATTAAACAATTTGCTGCAATTACATTAAACGTTACGATTGTAGATCGAGTGTCAATAGGAGAAAATAGCGTTATAGGTGCAGCTTCTTTAGTTACTAGATCTATACGAGATAATGTATTAGCTTATGGTAACCCAGCAAGAGAAATAAGAGATAGAAAACAAGGTGAAAGATTTTTAAAATAGATGAAAGATTTAACAGAAAAGGGATATATAATTCTCAAGAATAAGATATCTAAAGAATGGGTTGAAAAACTATCTAAAGGTATTAATAATGCCTTTATAGAACATAGAGAATCCCAAATCAAAAATGGTAATGATATTACTATAGGTGGAGTTGCCCTACATGCTCTATTAAGTGATGATGTATTTATAAAGTTTCTTAATCACCTAATCGAATTGGGGTTTATTGATGATTTAGAAAAAAATTACTTTAAAAGTAATTGTATATTAAACTCACTAAGTGCTCTAAACAACTTACCAAACCAACCCAATTTCTCCTCTAATATCCATCGAGACCTGAGATTTTACTCTTATAACTTACCCACAATGGTTAATTGTCTTTTAATGGTTGATGATTTCACAATTGAAAATGGGGCAACTTACTTACTACCTTACTCACACTTAAAAGAAGAAAAACCAACAGATAAAGAGTTTTTTAATAAATCAATACAGGCTGTAGGTAATAAAGGTGATTTAATAGTATTTGACTCTAACATCTGGCATTCATCTGCCCCTAACATAACTAGTAAAGGTAGGAGAGGAATTCCAATTACTATAAGTAGATCTTTTATGAAACCCTTATTAGATTACCCCAGAGCCTTGGGTTATGATAAAATGGAAAACTTCAATCCTAAGTTACAACAATTATTAGGATATTACTCACGAGTACCCTCTTCATTAGATGAATGGTATCAACCTGAAAATAAAAGATTTTATAAAAAAAACCAAGACTAATGAAAAAACACATATGTATTTTATTTTGTTTTAATAATACCGATCATATTATTAAATGTTACGAAAGTTTACAAACCAGTACCGTTGATTTTTTTGTTATCGAAAACAAAAGCGAAAACAGTGATCGTATAAGTACATATTTTAAAAAGAAACCCCTAGTTGGGTATATACAATTTGAATCAAATATATCAAATAACGCAGTAAGTATTTTCCTAAGGGATTACCGGGATTTATTACAACAATATGATTATGTAACTATAACGGATTGTGATTTACAAGTAACTGACAGTGATACTGCATTTTCTGAAGTTATTAAAAATTTAGAATTACCGGGTGTTGGTGTAAGCTGTATAGATTTATCAATGGAGAACTTCCCATCACACATACCAGGTTCGGAAGGATGGATTCCAGAACCATATAATATAACAGATGATTATATTGAGTGTCCAACAGGAGGTTATTTACTAACAATTAAACAATGTGATTTAGATATATTTTATACTAGGTCAGCATTTGTTGACAGCGAACTATTATCAGTTGTATATAGTAGAGGACAAAAATGGGTTAAGACTTTACATTCAAAAGCAATACATCTAACATGGGACTTATACGTACCTGGGAATAGTTATTATAATTTTAAGTTACAAAACCCTAATATTTGGAATCATGGAACACTATGTAATTATATAAAATTAATATGAGTTCAATTTCTATATTCACTTATATCGATAGGTATACTCCATTTTTAGATGTATGGTTACAATATTATAAAAAAGTTATACCAAATATCCATATTTATATATTACATCGTTCTAGTAGCACTTTTGATTTACAATCCCACATATCAGACCATGATCTAATATATGAACGACGTATTACTACAACAGATGATTTATATGTGGTTGATACCCACATATTTAGCGATATGCACATTGAATTATTATCTAAATATGATGTAGTATTATATGCTGATGTCGATGAAATAATAATGCACGAAAATTTATATGATCTATTACATACTAAATTTGATACATGCTTAGTAACTCGTGGCATTGAAATTATTCAAAAAGTCGGAATTGAATCACCATTTCAATTTGAAATCGATATAATTAGTCAACGAGATTATATAATATACTCGAATTGGTATGATAAAGCTTTAATAACAAATAAAAGCATCCCATGGGTCGATGGTAAACATAACCACAATTTATACAGTAATTATGTAGATGGGTTATACCTAATCCATTTAGGAAAAATTTGTATTGACCTATTTAGTTATAATTGGCAAAATACTATCGATACATACCCATCCCATACAATAGTAACACATGACTTCAAAACTCACTATATTGAAAACTTTTCAAATAATGTAATACCTATGCCAAATGATATTAAAAAACTATTAAATAAAATAGTATGAAATTAGGAATAGTAATCCCAACATATCAAAGAGAAGACGGATCAACCCCCTTACTAATAAAAAGAGCCATTGAATCAGTTAAAAACCAATCCCACCAAGATTTTATATTACTAATAATAGGAGATAAATATGAGGATAATATTGAATTTGAGAAAATTTGTTTAGAGGTGGGGTTAGGGGAGAAATTACTCTTTAATAATCTCCAAAATGCTGGAGAGAGAGAGAAATACCCCAAAGGAAGTAAAGAATTGTGGAGCTCAGGGGGAGTAAGCGCTAGAAATAAAGGGATTGAGTGGGGGTTAAGCCTCGGGTTAGAATATATATGCCCTTTAGATCATGATGATTATTGGCACCCCCAACACCTAGAAGTAATTAACCATACAATTATGGAAACTGGGGACGCCTCTTTTATTAACACGTGTTCTACTTATCTTAGTTCATACTTACCTAGAGTTGAACTCACCAATGAAATACAACCTTCTCAAATCAAACCAGGTGGATGTATTCATTCCTCAGTTTGTATAAATCATAAACTAATCCCCATAAAATATAGAGATGTATTTGAAGAAACTGGGCAAGAATTTGCAGCTGATGCTGATATGTGGGTTAGAATTGGGGATTATATAAAGAAAAATAATTTAAAATCATACCAAATAACATCTTTAACTTGTTTCCACCCAACAGAAAACATATGAAAATTATATACCGAATATCAGACGCAGGTTACAACAAAGTGAAACCTGATTATATTAACAATGAGACATGTTTAGCTAACGCTACTAAGATATTTAAGGACGCTGATTGGTCTATTATAGCAGATAATGTTTCTAAAGAAACTAGTGATATGATTGAAAAGTATAAATCAAAAGATCATATTTACTATGCTAGTGTGGGGAATGGGGCAGCAACATTTAACTTAGCATTAAATGAGGCATTAACCTATGGGGATGATGAAATTGTTTACTTTATAGAAAACGATTACATCCACCTACCAAACTCCCCTAAAATAATAGAAGAGGGAATTAAATTAGGAGCCCCATATGTTACTTTGTATCTTCACCCTGACAAGTTTATACCCCCACAACAGGGTGGTAACCCTGAAGTAGATGAAACCGGGGGTTATCTAACTAGAATATATAGGGGAGAAACTGAATTATTTGGGATGTTTAATAGTACTACAATGACTTTTGCCTCTACAGTAAAAAACCTAAAAGAAGATGAAGAAATCCTAAGAAAATGGACATCAGAAACCCACCCTAATGATTTCCAAATGTTTTTGGAATTGAGGGATAAAGGTAAAGCATTAATGTGTCCTTTAAATACTTATTCAACACACGGGGAAACTCAATGGTTAGCCCCACTATATAAAACTAAACAACAAGACCTAGTAGAAGAATGGGCAAAACATATATAAGATGAAATATAACGAAAAATACAAATTTACAGAAACTTGGTTTGACATAGCAATACCAGGTTGGGAACAGTTACTACCCCCAATGAAAAGCGAAATTAAAAATGTACTTGAAGTTGGGTGCTATGAGGGAAGAGCAACAGTGTGGTTATGTGAAAATATCCTTAATGATAGTTCAATTAAATATAACTACGACATAGTAGATACATTTGGGGGTTCATTAAACGAATCAGGTATGTTAGGTACTAAAGAAAGATTAGAAGAAGATAATTTTATTGAAAATAACTTCAACCATAACATCTCTTTTTTCCCAAGCATTAATTTTAACATATTCAAGGGATTTTCTCAAGAAATATTACCTAAATGGAAGTGTAGAGAGAAGTATGACTTAATTTATATAGATGCTTCCCATAGAGCGGATGATACTTTAGTCGATGCTTATTATGCTCATAGGATGTTAAAAGAAGGAGGAATTATAATATTTGATGACTATGGATGGAAAGACCCAACTAATCTCCACCCAGTCAATTCCCCCCAATTAGGTGTAGATGTATTTTATAATATGTACAGTGAGAATTACAATATGGTCCTTAAAGGTTATCAAGTAGGATTCCAAAAAATAAAATAATGGAAATTTCAGTAATAATCCCCACATACAAAAGTCCAAAATTACTTGATTTATGTTTAGAATCAGCAATCAAAGGTCAAATTCTGAACAATCAAATAATTGTAGTTGTAGATGGGTTTTACGACTTAAATAAAGATGTTTTAGAAAAATGGTCAGAATTTATAGAGGTTTTAAATTTAGAAACAAATGTAGGGTTGTGTAGGGGAACCAATTTAGGAGTGTATAATGCTAAATATGGTAGAATTCTTATAGTAAATGATGATAATGTTTTCCCTAAAGATTGGGATGAAAAGTTACATAGTGAGTGGGAAGATGGGTGTGTAATATCCCCAAACCAAATAGAACCATCCCCCTCAATGTTTTCACAATTTCATATTAAAGATTTAGGAGTAAACACTGACTCTTTCAGTTTAGAGAAATTTTGGGAATATGATTTTAACCTACAAATAAAACATAAAGATGATTCTGGATCAACTCTCCCAATTTTCATGTCTAAAGTGGATTATATTAGATTAGGGGGGTGGGATGAAAATTATAGTATGGGGATGGTTGCTGATTGGGATTTCTTCCTAAAATGTCAGTTAAGTAGTTTAAAAATGTTAAGAACCTACCAAACTAATTTTTACCATTTTGCATCTGCATCAACCAATGGTGATAAAAGAGATATTGCTGAGCAAGAAGGGCATGAGTATGCTAAATATAAGTGGGGTAGGTATATTAAACACAATCCTCAAAATAATCTTAAATATTTATAAGTATGAAAAAAATAACCCCACATAATATAGAATTAATCTATGATGAAGTAGATGATTTAAAAAAGTTTAGGGAAAACCCAGATTTTCCAAAATATATTCTAGACAGTAGTGTAGAACTAATTAAAGAAGCAATTGAGGGGAAGAAAAATAAGGTTGAGATATTTAACATAGTTAACCTATCCCTTATAGTAGAGATAAAGCGTAGTCAATTCCCAACTATCATCCAAAAATTAATTGATATTTATGTAGAGGAAGAAGACTATGATAAGTGTGCTGAATTACAAACCCTAATTGAACAAATATGAAAAAGTATAAAGTTTATTCCAAAAACGACCCACAAAAAGAAACAATATTTTATGTTAAGGGGAAAAATTTAGAAGATGCTACTTTAAAGGCATGTGAGATTAAATCCCTAACTCCTATTGATTTTCTAAAAATCTTTGGTGTTAAAGAAATTAAATATTAAACCTATGATTAAAGACTTAGAACACATTGAAGACCTATTTTCAGACATATTAGGTGTTAAACCAAATATCAAAGATAATATCGAAGGTGATGAAGAAATGGTGTTTGATTTAATTATTAGACACCTAGAAAATTCTAAATATGATGAAGATAAAGTATTTGAGTATGGTAAAGTAGATCTAACCCATATTACAGATCCATTATGGGCTGTGTTAGAAGCCCAATTTCAATTATTATATGGTGAGGATGGTGCCGAAACTATATTTTGGTATCTGTTTGATCGAGTAGATGAAGATGGAGTAATAAATCCCCTAGTAGGTAAAGATGGGAAAAAATATACCTTAAAAGAATCTAAAGATTTATGGAATTTTCTTAAGTACAACTACCTATAAAAATCATTTGGTAAACACATCAATTTTCATTACATTCGCTATAATTATAAAGTATGGAGACAAAATGTATAAAATGTAAAGAAATTATTAATCCTTTAAGGGTTAAAGCTTTACCAAACACTAAAGTTTGTGTTAAATGTTCTAGTGTCAAAGGATATAAAGCAGTAACTACAACTAATGGTGAGGGAGATCATACTTGGAATGACATCCACATTTTCATTGATGGAGATAAAGAATAAATAAATGCCAAAAAGTAAGCCAATAACAAAGGAAGAATGCCTACGAGCAATGAGGCATACCAAATCTGTTAGAGCAGCAGCTAGGTATTTGAATTGTTCATACCAACATCTTAAACCAATAATGAAGATGTATGAGGCAACTGAGAATGGGTTTGATAATTTATTTGAACAACATAAAAACCAACAAGGGAAAGGTATCAAAAAATTTTTAGGGAATGGGACAAAATTACCTCCATTAGTTGAAATAATAGAAGGTAG